TGCTTTGGTTTGTGTAGCACCGCGTTGAGCATCAAGCTGTGTAATCATGTCCTGCAAGGTAGCTCGACTTTTTTCATCGGTAGTACGACCCATCATATCTACCAAGTCATTTGTTCTAGCGGCAAGGGCAGACACATCACCTTGATCGGCAGAAAATAATCCCTGTCGCAACAACTTAAACGACATAGAATCAATTTCTTTTTGACGTTCTGCTGCCTGAGCAGTAGCTTGAGCAGAGCCTAACTGAGCGCCAACTGTCATTAACCCCGGCGCATAACTAGGACTTGACAATCCACGAAACAATCCTTGACTAAATTTAGCCATCGTTATTAACCTCCCAAGCCAAGCAAACCGCCAAGACCGCCAATCCCAGCGCCAATCAAATCACCAAGCGGGTCAGCTACAGAGCTGCCAAGAATGCTAAGCAATCCATCCTGACCGCTTCCAGAGCCCTGTATGGCCCCTGACAGCAATCCTGTGCCGACATTACCCATCAGGTTAGCCTGCCCCAAAGCAGAGCCCAAAAGGGCTTCTAGGCCGGTCATAGACGCTTCACCAAATAACCCTGCCCCTGCAAGCTGTCCGCGCTGTTGTAGTTGAGCAGCATTTATTCCTTGCTGTAACACATTAAGAGCTTGCGCTTGTGGCAAATATGCACCACTCAATGCACCCAAGGCCATACGCTGTTGTGCTTCATTCATAGCCTGCTGTCTACCGGCTAATGAAGAGCCAAGGCCCGCAAACTGCGCGCCGATAGCGGCTTGCTGTCGTTGCTCTTGTTGTGCCTGCTGTATAGCTGCTAGCGAAGCCCTATTCTGGGCTTCTTCTTGCGCCTGAGCTAACGCAAACTGCTCTGGTGTACCACCAAACATCGACGTTCTAACGCCTAGCCTGCCTTGGCTAGCTAAACGCTCCTCTAGCGCCAGTCGTTGACGCTCTTCTTCCCCCAGCTGTGTAGCTCGAATCCGATCAAATATCTCTTGCTCTCGCGCCGTATCGGTTTGCCCGAGCCGACCCATAAAGTCACTGCCTACACCAAATGCCTGTTGTGTAGCTAGGTCAGTTGCCGCTGTGCCAACCGGTGTTTCACCCAGCCTTGTTGCTGCTGTGCTAAGTAACTGGCTGGATAGTGGAGCGCCTTGACCAAGGCTAACATCTAGTCCGCTTTCGGTTATTCCAATGCGATCACCCATTCCCGTAGTTACGGTAAATGGTTTAAAGGCTGTTTGCTGAAGCCCTTGGCCGGCTATCAGGTTAGCTCCTGTTAATGCTCGCTCACCAACATCCCCCAGCCTGTCGTATGCGGCGTTAATAGCCGCCATGCCACCAATGCCGGAGCCTATCGTGCCAAGGTTGCTGGTAATCCCGCTAAACAAGCCGCTTATTGCATTGCCAAGGTCAAAACCATTGCCAGCAGTTGCAACAGTCCCAGCGGTGTAAGGATTGTTTGTGGGATCCAACACCATTTCTTCCAGAGTGGTCGCCATTAGTACATTCCTCTTACATTAAAAATTATCATAGCGTCTTACCTACTAGTGCTAATACGTTCATTTCCTGCAAAGACAATGAATAGCCGTTTATATCTGTTTCTAGTCCTACGCTAATCACCGACCCATAACCTGTTGTATTAATAGACGTTCTACTAATTACATTGCCTTCTTGCGAGTATTCGGCGTTATTAAATTCTGACTGCCCAAAAAATCCCGGTGTAGAACTGCTAGTCCTAAACGTGCTGGTATTTGTTGCGGTCTCAAAGTCATACGACCACTTAAGAAAAATATCAGCGTTATTTCCGCCAATTAATGTTGGGCGAATTTTTTTAAGCATTTTAATTTTGGACGAGTCACCAAACGACAACCCCGGACTAAAGTATCGGAATCTATATACATTGCCGTTATCAAGAAAGTTCTCGTATTTACCCACGCCGGCAGTAGTGCCAATGTAAACGTCGCCATTTCTATCTCTGTGAAAACTTTTAAAGTCCACACTAGGCCAGCGAGTAACACGATACGAGCCATTATCCAAAAGCCCGCGAACATCAAAGCAATAAACAAGGTTAAGGTCTGGGAAACACAAAAGATAAAAGTAGTTTTCTGGGCTGTATACAGAACTGCAAGGATCTGCTTTAGCCAAAACATTCGCAATAATTTCTTGCTTAATGTTTCTGCTTAAATCCGTAATCGGTAAAGACTTTTCCTGAATCGTTCTGCCAAGGCTTCGCAAGCCTGTCTGAGTCAAAAAGATCAGGTCAGTACCAATGTTTTGTACGCTCTTGCGGTCTACACAGCCAACACCCGGAATAGCATCACGTATCTCCATAGATGCAGGACTTTCCGCATTAGCGTATACAAGCGTGTTGGTTTCACCAAAGATAATCAATAGCCCGTTGTGTGCCGCAATAGCTACAACCTTGTCAAACCCGTTAGGCCACGCTTTAGATACATCAATAGAACCACTAGATCCACCAGAAAAGTCATGACCAACAAGCAAGTCAGACCAATAGACAGTGTTGTCATCACTAGCGTTACCTACGCACCACACTCGTCCGTAAGCTGCAATAGCCTCGTTAGCGTACTGCGCAGAAGTTACAGATGCGCCAGCAACACTAGACATCTTAGTCACTGCGCCTAAACTGTTGCTATACACCAAAGGCTCGTAGCCACGCTGGAAAAAATAAGCGTGATCGTTAAAGTTAAATATCTTCCAGTCGTTAGCGGTAATCGTATATGACCCCGGCGTAGCATCTACCAAAGTCGTAGTCCCGGTCATAATCTTATTGTTGCCGGTGCTAAAAATTACTTCATTACCTGCACTATCATAAAACTCATGGATATTATGGAGATAATCCGTACCAAGAACTGTCTTGTCCGTCGTTGTAACAGCATTGCCTTTTCTGGATGCAAGCCGGCCACGTCGATCAATAATTGCATTATCTGCAATCTCGGCAAATGACGGATCCTGCGCCAGCGGCGAGTCTTCTGTATTGACGCCCTTAAATGCAGGAGCAATCAAGTTAATGCTTTGTAAAGGCTGTGCCATCTACAATCCCCTACGGCGTATAAAAAATAGTTTCTTCAGGATGCTTTTGTGCATCCATAGCAATCGCGTCAGATAAATATCTATCCGCAATAGCAAAGTATTCTGGTGTAGACGTACCGCCTGTCTCACCGCGCTCTCTAGCAAGTAAGGCTACAGCCATGTGAATTACAGGCTGGCTAGGAATAGCTAACGTATCGGAGTCCAATGTCAACGGCACATTGCGATTAACAATCTTGACCTTTAACGAGTAAACGCCGTCAGGCTTAGGATATACATCAATCTGAGTATCACCGCTGGCATCAACACCGTTATAAGTAAAGTATTTAGGTGCGCCAGATGCCGGGTTGTTTACAAAAAACTCGTTATCAAACCATGCCTGCGTTTGGTATTGAAGCTCGCAGTTAGACGTATCGTTAATAATCCGAAACACTTTACCTTTGTCGCCACTCCCTGTTAGTGAATAGGTGTAGTCATCTGCCACCGTAGAGATCGTGAGCGTTTCTCGTAGTGCAGACCAGTCCCAAGCTGTTTCAATTAATTCTTTGGCATCGTTAATAAAATCACTAACCATTTTGCTGTATGTATTTGCAGCAATAGTTGTAACCTCGTCTTCACGAAGTCGCCGCAACACATTGTTTACTAAATTTAAATATGTCATGCCACACCCTTGATATTCGTAAGCATTGGCTGAGAAAGCTCGCCTATCATTTGCTCAAGCTCTTTGTTGTAATCTTTTTGCTGAAACACAGCTTCTCCAATACGCAATGGCTCATAGCTAAGGCCAGTCATAAATGGACTAAACGATGCGTCAGCTGCACCACCGCCAGCTAGCAAGCCAAATCCCAAGCCAAGCCCATCTCCAAAACCATCACCACTGCCATCACCATCGCCATCACCATCGCCATCGCCATTACCACCGCCATTACCACCGCCATCACCATCACCATCGCCATCACCATCGCCATCACCATCGCCATCGCCATCGCCATCGCCATCGCCATTAGTCCCAGCTCCCGGCGGCATGCCGCCTGAAACTTGATCGCCGCCAGAAGTAGTGTCTCCGCCTGCTGTTGTGACAGCCCCTCCAGCGCCGCCTGTAGCCGCACCAGCTCCACCAGCTCCACCAACATCTCCAGCATTTCCACCGGCATCTCCACCGGCGCCACCGGCTCCTCCAGCATCTCCACCAGCGCCATCGCTATCCGCGCCTGCACCACCAGCGCCTGCCCCAGAGTCGCCGGCGCCGCCAGCTGTTGCTGAGGATCCACCAGCGCCATCACCTCCGCCTAATAGATTGCCAAGAAGCCCTGAAAAATCGCCAGTTTTATCTTTGTCGCCTGTGTCTTCCCCGTTTTGAGCGCCATCACCGCCAGCTCCAGCCGCATCACCGCCGCCTGTAACAGCATCATCAACCTGCGAAGTATCTAATCCATCATCAACGGGGGTTCGATCTTGACTGCCAAATACATAATCACTGGTATATGTTCCGTTTTCCCAGTCAATATCAATAACAACGCCAGTGCCTTCTATTTGAAGCCTAGATGTTCCAGACTTGCCCCACTCGCCATCTTGGTTAACAAGAATCCATCCACCAAATACGCCTTCAGGATCATTTTTCCAAGGATTTGATTCAGTCCAAATAATTGGTTTGCCATCGCCAGTAGAGGTTGTCCTTACGCCCGTAGTGCCAGACGGGTCTTCAGCGCTACCAGTGCCACCGGCATCCGCTCCTGCACCGGGGAGACTTGCGGCATCCCCGCCAGCTGCACCTGCTGCCGAATCTGCCCCAGCATCAGCACCACCGCTTGCCGCATCTGCCCCAGCATCAGCATCAGATGCGGTATCACCACCACCGCCACTACCACCGCCACTTTCATCAACTTGATAAGGCGGAAAAGTTACTCTAATGCCATACGGACTAACATTATATTCGCCGCGAGTAGCCATAACCGTTCCAGACTCGGCATGAACTATATCGCCATTTTCAAGACGTCTATAAATAGAAGGCAAATTAAACACAGAATAAGTAACTGTGCCGTCTTCGTTTTTAATTCCTAATTCATCGCCTTGGTCAAATAAATTCATTATTAAATTAGGGTCAGGATTTTGCTCAAACTCAGCAGACGAAATAAGCTGACCAGCAGCATTTATTGCATCAAGTGCATTGGCTGCATCTCCCACTGCTCCTGCTGTTCCAACCCCAGCAATTACTGAATCTACAACTCTTTGAGCTGTTTGAGGGTTAATGCCAGCTGCACTAGCTGCTGTTTGTGTTGCGCCCCTTGCGGTAGATAATAGATCGTTAAACCATGTTGTATTGTTTAAAGCCCCCACAACTGTATTAGCAAGGCTAACCTTCATACCCGTAAGAATTAACTCATTAACAACCTTTCCATAATTATGGTCATCAACTTTTGCGGTCTTAACAAACGATGAGCCATTCCAATCAAATCGGTCGCCATCTTGGTTATACCAAGTACCACTATTGCCCGTGTACTTTTGGTACAAACTATTTTGCAAATCAGCTTGCGCGTTGTAACCAATCTCGCCTTGTCTAGCGCCTTCAGCAATAATGTCTTGCTCTAACGCCTTATCATCCATGCCGCCTTCTCGACCAAGCGATTCAGGATCGGTAAGCGCTTCACCAGTATCCCACCAGTCTGCTTTCAACTGCCCAGAGTTAATTAGGTCTTGGCGCTCATCCATGTAAGAAAGGTAGTTATCAAACGTGCCAAACGCCTTTCTAAGCTGACCGTTATCATCGGCGTTAAACTCAGCCCGCAAATCATCTTCAGTAAGCTGCCTAGACACATTCCCCCAGAATAAATTACTAGCGTCCCCAGTCTCACGCTGGTTTGTGTAGTCATAAATACGACCGCCAGCAGTATCTACGGGTGGCTCGTCTGTAACATCATCAGTTGTAGTATCACCAGCTGTAGTATCAACTAACAAATCGGTTTGATCTAACTGAAACTGCTGAGCTTCAGGCGAAATAGAAATGTTGTACTCAACATCTTCTAAACTAGCGCCACCTTCTATGCTTTGCATCCAATAATCTAGCCCCGCCTGCTCCGCATCACGGCCTAAATACTTTTGGTACAAAGCATTTACATCCTCAGACGTAATCGCATCTGACCTATCTCCAAGACCAGAACCAGTAATAACATTAGTTACAACCGGCTCTGGAGGAGGCGGCGGAGGAGTGGGCTCAATGTCGGCAGGAGCATCAAATGCATCATTAAGCTCCGAATTAACCCACGCTGTGTATTCGCTAGCTGACGTATAAATTGCTGCTGGGCCCGTATACACATATCCCATGCTGCCTAAAAATGTATATTGATCTGGATGCGTTTCAGGACTTGTAGACCTAATGTACGCATCAGCCTCAAGAGCTAACTTGCTAGGAGTAAATCTACCAGCAGATATTGCATCTTGCATTGGGCGATTAAAGGATTCCAGCTGGTCTGCTGAATATGCTTCCAAGCCATTACTCATTGCTTTCGCCCCTTCAATGCCAGCAGCTTGTCAGCACCACGAATACCAAAGGATGCAGACACAGCCATAAACAATAGGTACTGATACCAATCAGGCAGCCTGTTAAGCTCTTCAAAGGCAAGACCAATGCGGTCTAGTATTTCCACATCGTTCATCCCAATGCCCCACACAACGGCAACCACAGGCGCTGAGAGCAACAACGTAAACCACTCGTCTTTCCACGAGGTAGCGCTAGCAGTTGCCATAAGCTGTTCCCAAGACGCTGTGTTCTTGATAACTTCCATCTTGGCATGATGCACTGCATTCTTTTCTTC